ATCTGAATCTGCTCCAAACATCTTTTTGATTTCTCCTGGAGCATGTCCTTGAATATCAATTAAGTGATTAACTAAAAGATCAGCCGCTTCACTAGGATCACCATCTTTAATACTGGGTTTGATTAAAGCCCAAATTTCTGCTAAGTCTTGTAAATTCATTCAACTCCCTCTTCTGCTAGTTCTTCAACATCGATATTTATATCCTCTTGTTGAGTTTTCACAGTCGAGTATTGTGCCATGACTAAATCTAAGCATCCGTTTTCGTTTGCTTCCCATGGCTTTCGGAATTGTTTGATTTCTGTACCGTCTTCAGCAATGTAAGTAAGACGATTGCCTTCTTTCTTTAGCAGGCCTGATTTTTCAAACAAGTCTACTAGTCCAGAATAAGGATTCATGCCTGTTTCGTAAGGAATCTTAACTTGCACACCCTCAAAAGGTTTTGCATACCTAGTCTTCATTACTTTACAGCCTGCACGAATACCTCTTACATCAGAGATTTTATTCCCTGATTCGTCTTCTTTCAACTTCATTTTTTTCATAGCAACTACAATACTTGATGCATAGATGAATCCTTGACCACCTGAGATTTTATCATCTGGGTCAAACATATCTTGCGATGCATAAGTGTGATTAGTTGCTACTAAGCCTACGTTGTAACTACCAAACATATTGACTGAGTTACGAACAAGTGCAGTCAGTGCCTTGGGTTTACGACCCATGTCACCTTTCATGTCACCTTTATCAAACTGGTCAACGTCAGTTGGAGTCAACAACATACCCAATGAATCGATTACAAAAAGAACTTTAGGACGTTCTCCGTCTTCCATTGCTTTGTAATCTTTCATAAAAGTTGAAATTGTTTTAGCCACATCATCAATCATACTCATGCTTAACTTGAGAAGTTTATCTTCACTAGTATCTACACCCAAAGCATGTAGCCATGCTTCATCAAGTGCATTCTCTGAGTCGATTAAGACTACAAAAATACCCTGATCTTGTGCATGTTTAACAATGTTGCCTGCGGCAAAGTATGATTTGCCTGCGCCTGATTCACCTGCAAACACAGTTACCTTACCTAGAGGTACACCTTTTTGAAAGTCACCTGAGATAAGATAGTTGAGTGCATATGATCCTGTTGAGATCCAATCTGTTGGATCATTAAATCCTACTGACAGTCCCTCAATGGACTTGGTTATATCTTTTCTAAATTTAGAAACGTCAAATGGTTTAGCCACAATATCTCCTATCGATTATTTTGCTTTAGTCTATCAGAATAATTTACTTTGTCAAGTAATTCTGGACAACTCTCAGCCAATACATCTAATTCATAGTCCATTGGGAAGTGTCTCAGTGCTCCTCGAGCCCTGTCTCTGATAAGTGAAGGTACTCTAGGAGTTTTACCTGGATCGCAAAGTTCTTCTAATAGTTTTTTGCCCTGCTTGAGAGCCCTATATCTTTCGTCTGGTAATGTCATTTTAAAAATCTCCTATCAAAACGGGGGAGGATAACCTCCCCCTCAAATGACTTAACTAGCGTTTTGCTGTCTTGCACGAATCATTGCAAGAATATCTTGTGCTTTGTCGCTAGAAGGTCCTGATGCCGGTGCTTCTTCTGCTACAGGAGCGGGTTGAGGTGCCGCTGTAACTTGAGGAGCTGCCTGTGCTGGCTGGGGAGCAGGAGTAGATGATTCGGAATCATCGTCATTGTTATTGCTTCCAGCTGGTGCTTCTAGTCCATATGGACGATAGTATGCACCCCACTTGTCATTGTCGTATGGTCGACCATCTACTGATGCTTCAAACATTTCTTTAATGACACGCAATTCTGCTTCACTGGGCTTCTTGGGTAAGAAGTCAGCAAGATTGAATAAGCCATGTGCTTCGATTGCGGCTTGTTCAACTTCAGTAAGGGCAGATTCTTTTCTAGCCCATGAAGATGTACCATAATCAGCATAACCACCTTTTGCAGTTTTACGAACATTAAAGTCCAGACCTCGCATAAGATCAGTTGGCAATTCTTCAATCTCAGGATCCATCAATGAGGATTTGATAATTTGGAAGATTTGTGGTGAAATAACAAACCTGCGAATAGGGTTCGCGGGAGTAGCATCGTCACCGATAGGGTTTTGACGAACAAAACCTTGGAAGATATAAGAACGCTTCTTCCAATATTTGTTAGCCATTTCTTTAAGTGTTTCATCTTTGTACCAAGGACGAACCTCTGCAAGAACAGGACAGTTCTCACCAAACATTTCTACGCATGGTACTTGAACTGTTACTTGTCTTACGTTAGGATCACCTTTGACTCCATTAAATGGAAGTTTGATGATTTGACGTTCAACCCAAAAGAATGAGTTGTTTGTGTCTGCATCGGGTAAGAAACGCAAAGATGCTGATGCACCTTCGTCCATTTTCCAATGTGGATAAATCGCACCGTCGGATTGAGGGTAGTTGTTACCTGATGCTTTGTTTTCTTGTGCCGCCAATCGGGCACGGATGTCTGCTAGACTTGCCATAATGTTTTCTCCTTGTTTATGTGCCTAAGTTTAGTTAAGTTTGTGTTGTCGCAAGACCGAAGTCTCACTTGGTTTGCTTTCATTAAGAAAACTTTTAACACTCTGATAGTCTACATGAGATTTCTCTTTGTGTCAATATGTATTTATGCCTGATTTACCCATTTACGATTTTTTCGATCAAAAAGAGTAAATGAAATGACATAATATACTAATAGAATCCTTGTAAGTGCTTGGTTAAATAGTAGTATAACCGGAAAACTATGTAACCATTCAATGCACTTACAAGGAACACAAAAGTATGAACCGTATACTATGTGCAATAATATTTATTGCAGGCCTAACCCTTTCAAATTTTTCTTTTGCCCAGGCTACAGGAGAATGTACCGCTGGAACTGAAAACTGTACCGCAACCAATATAACAACTGATTCGACTACTACCTCTACTAGCACGAACACGAACACGAACACGAATACCTCTACTAGCACGAACACGAACACGAACACGAATACCAATACGAACACAACAACTTCGGATAACACCAATACCAATTACAATACGAACACAACAACTTCGGACAACACCAATACCAATACTAATACTAATACAAATACCAGTACTAGTACCAATACTAACACGAATACCAATACCAGTACTAGTACCAATACTAACACGAATACCAATACCAATTATAATACTAACAATAATACCAGTACTAGTACTAACACGAACAATAATACAAATACCAATACGAATACCAGTACTAGTACCAATACTAATACCAATTATAATACCAATAACACAACTAGTAACAATAATAATACTAACTACAATAATAACACTAGCACCAGTACTAGTACTAACACCAACAACAATAATAACAATACTAACGTTACTAGCAATAATACCAATACCAACACGAACAACAATACTAATGTGAACACGACCACTGCAACAACCAATAACACAAATAACAACACAAATAACAATTACAGTGAGTCTAATTCAACTTCGGACAACACTAACCGAAACATTAACGAGTCTAACTCTAATTCTAATGTTACTACTAACAACACAAATAATAACAGAAACGAAAATATTAACACCAATAAAAACGAAACTGTTATTACACAAAAGATAGAATCTCCACCGCCCAGTGCTATCGCTCCTAGTATTGGAAGTTCTTTCTCACAAGACTTGTGTACAACAGGTATTTCTGGCGCTGTACAAACTCAAATCATTGGTTTATCTGGTGGCAAGAGTGTTACAGACAAAAACTGTGAAAGAATAAAATTGAGCAAAACTTTATATGATATGGGAATGAGAGTTGCCGCTGTATCTCTAATGTGCCAAGATGAACGTGTGTTTATGGCAATGAGAATGGCAGGTACTCCTTGTCCGTTTGAAGGCATGATCGGTGATGCGGCACAAGTAGCATGGGAAAGAAATCCTGAAAGACTACCTGATGGCGTAGATTTACCCGTATCGACTGAGCCAACAA